ACAATCGCCATGACTTACCTCGAATTTAAGTTATACCACGCCATTTTAGTCATAATAGCCGTGTTCATTGTTGGGATAATACGGGGACTGACCGCAAGGCGGCACTAGCTGCGCCTTTGCCTAATTTCTTTAGTGCTTTTCCGCCTTCTTTTTTGACTTCATCCTGAATCATTCGGTTACGTAATGTTTTGCTGTTAAACGCCATATTGGTGGCTCTTCCGCCTGCCGCCATTAATGCAAGTGTGGCTGGATTGGCTGCCGCAGCCACTATTGCTGCTGTCGCCGCCCGTTGTGCCGCTCCGTGCTGACCTTCGCGCTCCTTGACAAATTGGGCGGCTATGTCGGCAAGTTCTTTTAGCTCTTTTGATTTCTTGCCCTTTATTCCAGCCAAACGTGCTATTGAAATGTCACCTTCCGCGCCGTTCTGGACAAGTTTTTCTAGTGTTTTAAGGTTTCCGTACTGCTTGCGTAAAATCGCAAATTCGGCTGATTTATCGCTTCCCAATGACCTGTTTAACGCTTCCATCAATGAATCTTTCAGCTGCCTAAAATGGAAAGCTTCCGGTGCGTTGCCCTTGCCTAACCTGTCAAGGTCACGTTTAAGGTTATAAGCGGCATTCCCATCAATTATTCCGTTCTCTGCGCGGTTAATCACTTCATCAATCTGTGCCTTAATGGTTTTTGGGATTGTCCCGCCAAATTCCTTTGTAGCTTTTTCCTCAATCTTAACCAAATCATTTAATAGGGCATCATCAACCTTAACAACATTGTTTTTTAAAGTGTCGTCGAACTGTTTGCCAAGTTTTATTCCAGCATCACCGACCGCCTTAACTACATTGTCCGTATCTTCGCCAATTAACTTAGAAACCGCCCTATTAACTTGCTTGTGCATTTTTTCTATCGTACCTTCGCGCCCTGCAAATGGAATATACTCAAGCGTTTTGGCGGCGGCGTTCCCTGCTTTTGAATTTGCTATCTTATCAATAGGTATATCAATTCCGTACTCTTGCGCTTTTTTGGCAAGGTCTTTAACTGCCTTGCTAATGCCCTTTCCGCTTGGCATTATTTTTCTAATGCCAGCACCAATCACCTCCCCAGCCTTACCAGCAACAGCAATTGCAGGGGGCAATGCTGCGCCAATTACTGCGCCCGTGCCAGCCGTTTCAGGGTCAAGCAAGGCAGATGATGCCCCGCCTGTTATCGCGCCACCTGCGGCTTTCTGAGCGATATTTGCACCTTTCATCCCCCACGATTCAAGTGATGGTGCAAGTTTGCTTGCCATCGGAATGCCCTTAGCACCTGCCGCCAATGCCGAACCCATGCCAGCCGTCCCCGCTATTTCAGTTCCAAGCTCACCAACTTTGAAAGCCGTTGAATCTGGGTTAGCACCCATTGACTTTATTCCTTCGGTCGCTTGCGCTCTGCGTTCTGCGCCCGTTGTTTCAAGGCTGGACAATGCGTTCTTGTTGCCCACAAATTCGTTATAAGTATCGCCAGCACTCAACAGCGTGTTGCCGATATTGGATGCGCCCTTAAGAACACCCCCGCCAATATCGGTTATTACACCACCGACCTTTTGACCTAATGTTTGTATAGATGACTTATAGGATGCAACCTGTTCAGGGCTTAAATCCGGCAATTCTTGCTCTTGGATAGAGTTTTTATAAGAAGCTATTTGTTCTGGGCTTAAGTCTGGCAATTCTTGTTCTTGCCAAGGCGTTTCGTCGGCTTGTGCTGTGCCAATTGGGTTAATCATCTTAAAAAATGACTCAGCAGCACTCATCCTATGGGCATTATTGGCAAATTTCGGGTTTGGACGCTCAAAGTATTTACTAAAAACGTAAGATGTATGCCTTGGATTGTCTGTTTTACGCATTGCTTTCAATGCTTTGTTTTCTGAAGTGTTAAGTTCATGCCAAACATAATCCATCTGAAAATCTGGGTCTGCTATGTTCCGACCAGCCGATTTTGCAGCATTTAACATTGCATTTTTGCGGGGTCCATTATGTTGCCATAACCCAAACGCTTGACCGCCATCACCAATAGCTTCGGTGTCAAAACCTGATTCTTGCGCGCCATTGCCAACAATTGCCGCCGCTTCAACTGGCCTTGCACCGCGCTTAATAAGACCATCTAGCAAATATTGCGGGTCAACCTTAGCCATTATTGCAACAACCCATTTTTCTTGAGCGCATCTAGGTACTGCTCTGGGGTCAGCCCGTGCTTGTTGGCTTTTTCAATAACTTGTGGATTATCCGGTGTCCAGCTTCCAGACGCACCATGGCTGCCAATGCTAGTATCCATAACGCCTTCCGCATTGTTCCTTATAGAATCAATAGCAGTCCTTCGGTTAGCTGCTTTTTGTGCCTTTACCGCATCGCTGTCACCGACCGCCGGAAAATATTGTTTCTTGGCATTTTCAAACTCTGCCGGACTTATTACTGCGCCTGACTCTTGCCGCAATATGGCGTTTACAAAATTTCTCTGCGCCTGTTCTGCTTTTTGGTTATTGTCTGAAAGCATCATATTTGCACCTGCGCCCATCATTCCGCCTATTAATGGCGTATTTGCAAACGCTTCTTTTGTGCCAATTGCAGCGGGTGAATAATCAAGCGTACTTAGCATTTTCTCGGCTTCTTCCGCCCTGTTTGCATAAAGAGCGGATTTCCCTTGAAACTCTGTAGGGGCTTTACCTGATGTCCTTGGGTTAAGGCTATCTTTCCGTTTTTGTAAATCTAAATTGAATTTAGCTGTTTTTTCAGCTTCATCAAATGCTTGTTGCCGCTCAAACTTACTTTGGTTAAATCCAAATTCTTGCTGGTTCAATCCTTGGTTAAACTGATTGTTCTGCCGTGTAATATCCTGAGCGGCGGCTTGGGTTTGCGCTTGTAATTGAGCATTGGCATCCGGCTGTACATAGGTCATCTGGTCTTTGGCAGATTGCAAGGCCATAACTTGAGATTTAATGTGTTCCCTTAGTCCTTCCTCTGGCAATCCCTGCAATGTGGATATGGCTTTTTGGTATAGATTAGGCGCAATTTCCCCTGCTTGATAGCTTGCATCAAGTTCCTGCTGTGCCGTGGCTTTGCTTAAGTCTGGACGGCCTAATAACCGCTGTAACACACGCCCAGCATTATCAACCTGTTTGGCTATTTGTTCCTGGCTTTTAATGCCACCCTCGGCCATAACCTTGTCGGCTTCGCCTTCTGCCTTGTCCAGTTCCAGTGCTTCTGCGCCAAAACCTTTCTGTGTCAAATAATCGCGTCGATTTACGCCTTCTGGTATGGCGGCTGTCAAGGCGTTAAGCTTTTCAGCGCGTTTTAGCGCGGTTTGCTCTTTTTCTACTTTGCTCCTTTTTTCGGCTATTTGGCTTCCTGCCAGCAAAGCATTCCCATAAGTTTCCCCGAAATTGGGGACTTGTGATTGTAAGATGATGTTGGGGTTTAATTCAGCCATCAGAACATAACCCCCTGCCTTTCAAGGTTAGGATAGGTGGCTTTTTTTGCCCCATCCTGTAATCCCTTATAAGTTAGATAGCTGTTAGCACCTTGCATAAGGGCATTTCCAGCACCTACATACCCAGCACTACGCGCATTACCAGCGGCGTTGATATTGCCTTGGGTATATGCGTTTTGCGCCCCCTTGGCTTGGGTTACGTTTGCGCCGTATATGTTTTCGTTATTGGACAATTGGTTAGCCGCTTGTTGTCCAGTCTGGGTATAATCAGACAACGCACCCACCTTAAAGCCACGGTTCTGGTTGTATATGGCATTGCGGTCTTTGTAGCGTTCCCATGCGTTTTGATAATCTTGTGCCGCCAATCCTTGATTAAATTCCATGCCAGCCTTTAATGCCGCTCCGCTACTGGTCAAGCCTTGGCTTGCCAATCTTGCAGTAAGGTCACGCTCGCCTTGGTTTTTTCGGAATTGATGACCCGGGTCATTTTCAAAATTAAACTGCTCTGGATTGTCTTGCAACAATTGCCCGTACGTGCCATCAATCGGCTGGACGGTCTTTTTTGTCCCTGGCTGCTTGGATTGCCATACCGAAAACGCCGAGCCTTCCTTGCCTTGTTTTAGCGTTGCGTTAATCTGGTTAAGTTGTTTTTGCAGCTTTGCCCGTTGCGCTTGTCCTTTCTTGCCTTTGCCCAAGGCTTTTAACTGTAATTGTATTTGTTGCTTCTGGTTATTTTTGGATGCCGAAAAAGCGTTGAAGCTGGTATCTGTTGGCGTGTCGAACTCGTTAGTTATGCCAAGGCCATAAGCCAGCTTATTTTGTGCTGCCGTGCCGGTGTTGTAGTATGGCGTTTGGTATGCGCCAGCCGCTTGCCGTGCCTTGTCAGCAAGCATCATTTGTTCACGGGTCAGCTTGTCGCCAGCCGCTGTCGCCGCGTTAGCCGCATCCTCTTGTGCGCCAGCACTTGCCATTGAACTCGCTGCTCCGGCAACTGCGCCTGCCGCACTTACACCAGCCGCTATTGCTCCGGCACTTATTCCAAAAATACCAAACATGGGCGGCGTTATCAATCGCCATAGATACTTCTGAATTGGATTAATCATTGTGTTACCTAATATCAATGTTAAGGTATGTCCTGTTTGTGTTGCTTCTGTTTGTAAAATAATGCCAACATTTATGGTTAAATGTCCATATTTCCCCTGGCATCATTTCAACGTGTTCTTGCTCGCCATCCTTAACGCCGCAATGTATCCAATTATCCTTGCCGCCTTCCAAAACCACTTGATAACGAGTATAAAAATATGCCGACAAGCCTTCATCATAATGGCCGTAAACCTTGCCACCAGGAGGAAGCCGCGCTATCCCTACCCGCCCAACATGGCCGCCTTTGGCATAATCCATCAAGGTATAAATAAATCTTCTGGCTTCGCTAAAATGTTCAAACCATTCCGTATCAAATGCTATCAATTCGTCTATGGCTTCAAGATAACTTTGCCTATTGTCAAATACATCATCTTTAAACGGTGTCATCCGTAATGTTATAGCTTGCAGTTCCCTGTGTTCATAACCTGGCTGCCAAGGCAATATGTCAGGCTTTATTTTCCTAAACATACCTTCATTTGCACTTATCTGTGACAATAGCGGCGATATATCGACATCACTGGCTATCTTTCTAAAATACTTCATCAAAATGGCCTAAATTTCATTAATTGCGACGAACCCAAAGTGACTATTTCGCCCGGGCTTACTATCGTGTTAAGGCAGGTCAGCGTAGAGTTAACCCCGTTCCTGGTTATTGTAATGGCTTGTGTGCTTGGTAAATAAAGCATTGCCATTACCTCAACCGCAACCGATATCGCTGTGATGTCCACTTGGGCATCATTATTGCCGCCCATTGCCGCTATTGCTTCCGGTGTCAGCCTTACATTGCCGTCCTTGTCAGCCTTGGCAAAAACAGCCTGTGACCGCCAATTATTAAGGCTCATGCGCTGCCCTTTTCAATATTGACCGTCGAACCCATTATAATCAATTTTACAGGGTCAGTGCAGCGCAACTTAAACACGCGGTTACGCCCCATGCCAAGCATCGAAAAGCGCACAACGGACTTGTATTTGCCAATCTTGCCAATTGATGTATATCGCCAATTGCTCCAACTATGTCCGGCATCATCAGACCATGCAACGCCTATTTGCGGGTCATTTCCTGGCGGCAGATTGTTTCCAACGCCAGTCTCAATGTCAATGATTAACTCTGAGTAAAACAAATTGCTTTGGGTCTCTTTTGATACCGTCCCTATACGCTCAAATACAATTTCGTTGCCATCATCGGCATAAACGGTTTTGTCCAATGCAAACACTTTGCCGCTTGTGGTATCGCCAACCAAATTAAGCGCACCCGTAAAGCAATGGCACGATGCCTTGAATATGTTTTCCAATCCCGTTGACATATCTTTGTAGCTAAACGTACCCCATAATCCCGTAGTTATGTTGTAGTAAAGTGTTATCCCTGCGGTCGGGAATTGCAGTAAATAAAAATTATGCCCATCAATTTGAAACACTACAGAAAAAGCATCCGCTATGTAAGGCATGACGGCTATTTGTTGCTCAATTTCGTGGATTGATACGCGCTCAACTTGATAACCCGACAACCGCCAAACCATGCCCTGCCCGTGGTCATCACCACCTAGCCAGTAAATAGAATCCATTGCCTTAGCCGGGCTGTTAGGCGCAATACATCCGTGGTCAATCACTACGTTCCGATTGCGTTGAAGCGGGCTTGCACCGTTTCCGGTGATGTTCCAAGCTTCTACGGTCTTATAGCCAATTAGGTACAACTCATCATTAAGGATGATTTGGCTTATGATATTGTCCGGCTTGCCCTCTGCCGTGGCATAATCCAATCCGCTCCAACTTCCTGCGCTGGAGTGCTTAAAATAAAATTGTTGTGAGTTTTTGGCGGTCACTATCCAATAACCTGACAACACGTTAATGTTAACCGGATTTAATGGGAATGCAGGGTCGGTGATTTGCCCGAATGCATCAGTGGCAATTGTGATGTAATAACCCTTATCACCATCAACCAATGCGATTAACGTGCCGTTTGATGCAAAATTGACCCGCCCACTACTGGTCGATGTATTGCCCAAAAACTTAATTACATTATCCGGTGTACGCTTGTAAACGCCATTGCCAGCACACCAATAAGACGTATCAGTATCGGAAAATGCGCCGCGTACAGGGGAATTAGGAAGGGTAAATACGGTGCGCTGCCCCATACGGCTTACAAGCCTTGGCTCGCCCGTTGCTGCCATCTCAATATAGCAGTTATGCGAACGGCCTGGGTTTGAGTTAAGACTGCGGCCTTGCCCGACTACCCCAGATATTCCGGCATCAATACGCATTATGTACCACTTAAAAAATCAGCCATTGATGTATAACGCCTTCCCAGCCCCATTGATATTCTGGTTTGCGGCCATAGGATTGATTTTGAGTTTCTGGTCTTGATTACTCTTGTGGCGTTAGTGGCATCGCGCATCAAATTGGCAGGGACTTCCCTGAAGCCACGGCAAGCCGCCACCGCTAAAGATAGTATGATTGCGTCTTGGTAGCCGTCCTCTATTAAATAATCAGTGTCATAATCGGCAAACGCCGGAAGTATGGCATTAAGCCTTAAGTGAAGTTCGTAATTTGTTGGCTGAGGGTAAAAATACAGGCTTGCCAATGGCAATGCAGGGGAAAACCAACCATATCTCGGTATTGTGTCAATGTCCTTTAGGGTGATTTGATTAAATTGCTCTTGTGTTAACCACTGGATAGGGTAATCAATGCCGCCTATCCTAAAAAAACTCGTGTCGAGTACTTGGTTTGGTCGTGTTGTGTTGATTGTGCCGCCAGTGCCTATGGTAATCGGTGACCCCGTGACGCTTTGTACAATTTCGGTCGTATATGGAATGAAAAGGTTTTGAACCTTCCATTGGTCAATAATACGGTTAAGCAGACGTAACCCATGCGCCAAGTTATCGCTGTCCAAATTATTGCCAAGCGCAGCCCTGCCGCACTCCACAAACGCATCTGTTATGGCTTCGCTTGCTTTCATATCAGCCCTTAAAAAAGGGGCGGGGGTTAGCCGCCCTTATAGATTAAATTACGTGCCAGATAAATTAGCCGCTTCCAAAATAATCCAATCAATAACCACTGTTGCCGTCGCGTTGGCATTGCCATAAATGGTAAACGACCCTGCCGCCGTAACAATGCGCTGTACTCCGGTTAGCGTGGTGTCTGCCGCCGCTTGCCGGATAACCGCATAGACATTGGTATTTGCGTCAACCAGGTTATTTGTCACCACTACGCTAGATTGTCCAGCAGCAATTGCCACCCGACCGCTTTGCGTATGTTGGGTGATTGCACCGGTTGTCAATGACGCGTCAGTGGATGCAACAGCAACGCCAGAAGCAATTAAAGTTGATTCCGTTGATGCCGAAAACTTTGCAACTTCGTTAACATTTCTGCCCTGATAAGGGCGGTTCAATAAAACAGTCATGTCAGCTCCTTATTAGATTACAGGAAATGCAACAGCAAGCTCAGGATATGTTGCCGCAAACCCGAACAACGCATCAAGCCTGGTGTTTAACACATCGTTAGCACCGTCCCAGTACTGGGTAACTTTGATGGTAATGCCATCCTCGCTTTTTTGGGTAGCAGTTGCGCCAGTGTTACTTGGAGGGGTCGCCATGTTTACCATTGCCATGGTAAAGGCATCCCGATGGTAAGCCACATTCATCCCATAAGTGGTGCTTGCTGCGCCCAAAATTACATAAGGTTGTGCAGTTGTTGGGCTTGCAGTCACGTTTTGGAATGCGCCGCTAGTCACAATGGCTGGACTAATGTTGATTGTTGTCGCACCTATTAGAGCGTCTGCGGTAACAACGAAGTTAGCCAACTGTCCGGTGGATTGGCGGGTTTGTGGATTGACCGCAAATACACCTGGAAGGGTGATTTTAGTGCCCTTAACCAACGTACCGCCAGCAACCGCCACAACAGTAAGGGCCGAACCTGTCTGCCCAGCACCGTTGATGTTGGTTGCTGTGGCTGCGCCAGTTGTCAAAGTCCCGATATTTTGGGACATCACAAAATCAAACCCTAGCGCGTTTTTCATCTTGCCAGTGTTAAACTGGCCAGAAATAGCAGGTACGGCATTAAACATCCCAGACATACCAGCGATTAAATAACCGTTAGTGCGCGGGTTAGTTACAAAACACCTGTCATCCTCTGGCGCACCCATGTCAGACAATCTTGCACCGACATCAGTCGCAGCAGAAACAGCCAACGCTTGTGTATTTGGGGCAGTTCCGGCGGAGTTGATAGTGTTAAAAGCTGCAAATTTAGCCATTTCCAGACCTTGCCTGTCAATCTCTGTAACCAAAGCAGCAGCCGCAGCTTCCAGTCGCATATCAAGTGCGTTTTTGCTCAATGTCCGTTCTAGCCTAGTATCCCATAAATCTACACCCCACTGATTTACCGTTAATGGTACTGTGGTAACTGTGGTGTCTTGGGGGACTGCCACACGCCCAGCACGAGCCGTATATCTTGGCGGTTTCTTTATTAAGATTGTCTGCCCAGAATCATAACTGGCAGTGTCGCTATAGACACTCTCATAATCCCTGTTAAAGGTAGGGATTGAACCTGGGTTATTTTTAATGATTGCAAGAACATCTTTTGCAACCTTAAGGGTAACTGGTAATGTATTGGCCATTGCCTTAAATCCTTATTTTGGCCTAGAAGCCATCGCCTTGATTGCCCAAGCTGCGCCCTCTTTTGCGCGCTGCCTTGTATGCTCCCAACTGTTAGATTTTTCTAGGCTGTATTGTGTAATTCCGCCCCTAACATCTGGTTTAGCATCAGTGGGCGCGTTTGGTTTCTTTTCGAGCTTTTCTTCCATCCTGCCAATCCAGGCGGCCTTGCGTGAATCGCTCATTGAATCGAACCTGTCCCGGTCGTCCTCATTCAAGCATAAATGCTCAATGATTTTTACACGGTGCGGACTATCGATAATGGCTTCTGCAAACGCTTCCCCTTTAGCCCATGACAATATGTCTTGCACAATGTCAGGGTCATAGCCTGGGGCTTTTGCAATGTCAGCATAAAATTTCCTGCCGACGTCTGCCTGTTGCTCCCTGGCCTGTTCCCGTTCTTGCGCTAAACGCTCTTGGGCAACCTCAAATTTTACCAACGCCTTGTTATAAGCGGTTACATCGGCAAAATCTTCCGGTTTTGGCTCAGTAATGGTTTCTTGCTCGCGGGAATTGAATTTTTCAAGTTCCCTTGCGATTCGTTTCTCGAACTTCTTCTCCAGTGACTTCCTCAGCTTGGCTTCGCGCTCGTCTATTTCGGCTTGCGTGTATGTTTTGCCAGTGTCGGGATTTTCGTCCTCTGTAGTCAGTTCGCCCGTGGTTTCGGTCTCGGTGTCCGTTACTTCAATTTCGGCATCGTCTGCCCCTGGTGTTAAGTCGCCAGTACCTTCTAATTCATCGCTCATTTGTAACCTCAATTACCCTCGTGTTAGGCACGAGTACCTAAGTCAATTATATACCATAGGTTTACAATCAATGCAATTATCAACTTATTGTTTCATTTTGTTGACTCTCTAGCCTAAGAACCCTTTGTTCCAAGGCTAAAACCATTTCCCTTAAGTCAGCCGTATCATTTCCAATTATTTGTTCAATTTCAGGCATGGAATCCAGGTCAGGCTCGATAATCTTGAAATCTTCCCTCATAAAAGCTCCATGATGATGCGTACAATGATATTTTCTTCTTCAATTTCGGCTTCTTGCTGCTCCAGGTAAGCAATCAAGCGCATATTGGCTTCGTCCAGGTCATCTTTAGCCTTAAGCATCACCTGTTCAGCGTCAAAAAGCCGCTTTTGCGCCCGTTTTACCGCCCTTGCTTTGGCTTGTCTATTTTCGCTTTGCTGTGCAAAACGTAAATTAACTTCGTTTTCTTTCACATATGACAAATTATTGTCATTTTCGGTTACTTCTTGGCGTTTGGCTTTTTGTACCCTTATCGGTGCGTGGCGTTGCTTATAGTAGTAATTGCCCGTAACATAACCGCCTGAATTCTGGTTGTTATCTGTTTTTGATGAAATTCCGCTTAATGTACTGCCTTGCCCTACCAGTGCGCCGGACGTGTCATGGGTTACAGGTGCGCCAGACCGAGCAGCCGTGCCGTTAATGGTAGAGCCTTGCCCAACCAAAACGCCTGTGGTGTCATGTACCCTGGTACGTGCGGCACTGCCGGAAACTGTAGAACCTTGCCCGATTAATGCACCAGACGTAGCATGTGCCCTGGTACGGTTTGCTGACCCATTGACGGTCGAGCCTTGCCCAACCAATGCGCCGGATGTGTCATGCACTCGCGTACGGTTAGCCGTGCCTGTTACTACCGCGCCTTGCCCTACTAATGCGCCTGTGGTGTCGTGGGTAACTGCCCCGGATGACCTAGCAGCAGACCCATTGATAGTAGAGCCTTGGCCTATTAA